TGGAACTTGTCCATTGCCAATGGCTTCGTATCGCTCCATCCGATCGGCCACGCCATCAACCACTCTTGGTTCTCCGGGGTAGGTTTGCCAAAGACGCTCACAAAATTTCGACATGCCCGCCACTTTTGCATTGATGGTGCTGCATAGTTGGCTTTTGTCGTCGGCGTATGCAAGTAGCCAATACCTTTGTCGCTCGTGGTCTGCGCCCAAGTCTGCCGCTGATAGGGAAAGCATTTCGGTTTGATAGCCCATTTCGGCGCAATCGCTTGCAGCTTGTTCAATTGCGGCCTTTGTGACGTTCTCGGCGAACACATAGGCCGGTTCAACTTCCCTAACGACCCGTCGCATTTCAGGCCACAAGTCAATTGCGGTTTTTCTCCCGCGTGAAGCTGTGGAAAATGCCTGACACGGGAATCCGCCAGATACGACGTCAATAGTTCCCGCCCACTCTCGACCGTCAAATGTGCAAACGTCATCCCATATCGGGAAGGTTGGCAAATACCCATCGCACTGCCGTCGCATGAGAACGCATCGACGATGCTCATTTCGTTCGACAGCACAAACCGGCACAAGTCCGAGCTGATGCGTTCCGAGTAGGCCTCCACCAGCGCCCGCGAAAAGTGCCAACTCATTCAACGCACACCCCTTCAGAGTTAGATAAAAAAGCCGCATGCCGCCACCGCTGCAACGCATGCCGAGCTTCGTGGCCTAGCGCTTCGTCCGGTGACTTGAGCGCGCCTAGTGTCAGCAATTGCGCCGGTCCGTCCATTGGGATGATGATTAGCCCGTCCGTCGCACAGCCAACGGCCATCGTCAGGATCGCGGCGTCAATCGGATTCGCCGCATGTTTCGCGCATTCGAGGCCCGGCGTCTGCGTGTTGATGATCGTTAGCCGGATAGGTGGTGCGTCGATTGGGCGCGGGCAGGGCGTGAACGTCAGGGCGAGGAGATAGGCGATCATGCCGCGCGCTTTCCACGGAACGACGGCCAATCAAACGTGACCACCGTTGCCACTTCGCGGAACCGGTCAAACACTCGCTCGCCTAACGTCTCCTGAATTTCGGCAAGCGTTAGATTCGTGACCAGAATCGTCGGGCGCAGATCGGCATACCGCCTGTTGATGACATCAAACAACTGCACACGCTCTGCGTCACTAGAAAACTGCACGCCGATCTCGTCGATGACCAGCAGGTCAAGCCGCGACAAAATGTCCAGTTCTTCAAGCTCAGACCGACCAGAATCACGGCGCCAGCCAGAGCGAAGCTGTCGGATCATGTCGATAGCGCTGAAATACCGCGCAGAGCATCCAGCGTGCAGCAGGTTGCGAAGAACAGCAAGCGCAAGGTGCGTCTTTCCCGTCCCCGGTGGCCCTTGGAAGATCAGGAAGCTGCCCTTTGCGCAGGCTTGGTCAAACTCCGTGTAAAACGTCCGCGCAACTTGCAACGCTGCTGACTGCGGCTGCGAAGACGTGGTGAAGTTTCCAAACCCAACTTCACGGTAGCGAATCGGCAAGCGTGCAGCGTCATACATCTGCACCACTCGCCGATTCTCAGCGGCCTCTTCTGCCGCCTTGGCGTCGGCAATGCGTTCATCGTCGCACAGCTTGCAAGTCGTCCAAAATTGCCCGAGTAGCGTCTTTCGGCCAACCGATTCAAACTCGCCATGCTTGTCGCATTTTTCGGTGCGAGTCCCGATTTCTTCAATGGATACGGCCATCGTCGCTGACTCCTTCTCGGAAGTTTTTGCTGGTCATTGGTTTTGCAGAATGGCGCGTTTCGCGTGCAACCCATTCCGCCTCGAATCCTGTCCATCCCCGGTCAATGCTTTTTCGCATCGCGTCTGCAAGCGTGAAGCTCGCCTTGGTCGCTTCCTGCCGAAAGGTTTTCAAAACGCCCTCAGTGACTGCTGCCCGTTTCGCTTTTCGATGCGAAACCCATTCACGCCAAAGCGAGTCTTCAACGTCATCAGGGCGTAATACTTTTATTGATGGTTCTCTGATGGTTCTTGATGGTTTGGGTGAACGTGGTTCACCGTTTGGCGAACGTGGTTCACCGTTACGGCGAATGTGGTTCGGGGTGAACGTCGTTCGGGGTGAACGTGGTTCACCGTTTAACGGTGAATCTGGTGCACCGTTTGCGTTCGCTAACTTTTCAACAGACGGTGAACGTGGTTCGGGGTTGATGACGTATTTGTTTGACTTCCCGCCCGCAGAAACCTGTACCGAAATGAGACCTTTTCCGAGAAGCGAATGAATGCACTTCTGTACCGCGCGATCTGTAAAGCAAGTCATTTGCGCCAGCGTCGCAATTGACGGCCAACACATACCGGCGTCGTCGGCCCTATCGGCAAGGGCGATCAACACGGCTTTTTCTGTGCCGCTCATGCCGCCAAGTTGCCAGCACAGCGCCATGATTCGGTTGCTCAAAACTCCTCCGTCACCCAGCCGCCGCCGTTCTTCTTGGCACGCTTCTGGACTGCGATGAACTGGATCGGGTAGAGCGCGGCCGCGACCTTGACCTTCACTCGCGCATCGTCTTCCCAATGGCCCTTGACTTCGTGCGCCTGGAGTTGGCCGTCTGCCAGCATCACGGCAAAGTCAGGTGTGAAAAACGTGTTGTCGGCAAGCCGGAACTTCATGCCCTCGAACTTGAACCAGACGATTTCTCCAGCCGTTTTCAACGCCTCAAGGTGGGTGTTGTATTCGGCTTCCGTCTTGTTCATCTCGCCGGTTTTCAGGCGCCCGAGCGCGTACTGCGGGCGTTGAGTCGTCAAGGATTCCTTGACCGCTGCCACCGGCACCACGCGACCCGACGCCGATACGCTCGACGCGCCGACGTGCTGGCGGTATTGGGACAGGTTCATGCGCTCGGTCATGCTGCCTCGGCCAACTCCGGCGAATCAAACAAGTCGCCGTTCTGAACATCAAATCGTTGACCTGCTGCTGCGGCCTGTACGTTCTTGACGGCTTGGCGGTAGTAACTCGGTTTCAGCTCGCAGCCGACGCCCTTGCGCCCCAGCAGGACGGGGATATACACCTCAGAGCCGACGCCCATGAAAGGCGTGAACACCACTTCGCCAGGGTTGCTGCGCAACACCACGCAACGTTCAATCACGTCAAGCTGTAGCGGATGAACGTGCTTTTCATCCTCGCTATCGCGTGCCTCGCGGTACGGCAAAACGTGGTTAAAACGGATGTCATCCCACATGCAGTCGGCGTACTGGCGCCAGATCCAATGCGAAAACTGGTTCTCGGTTTGCTTCCCGGTGTAGCCGCGATACGAAAGCACATCGGCGGGAGGGGTCCGCTCGCCCGCATAATCAAGCATGCCTACCGGATGCGTTACCGGAACCGGGTTCTTTCCAACCTTGCGGAACAGCAGCAAGAAGTCGCCAGAGGCAATGCCGCAATCCAATGAGTCCGCAACGAGCGACGCATGCGCCAGGTTCTTCTGCATCGTGCGCAAACGAACTTCAAGCGGCTCCTTCCAGATCATGTGACGCCCGGCGTAGCGGAATCCGTTCGCCTCGTGCAGTTTGATGATGTCGCCGGGGAAGTCGATATAGCTGTCTGTTCCGCTGTTGCTGCGCGGGATGTCCATGCAGTGCACGCATGACATGCGGCCAGGCATCGTGATACGTGCCAGTTCGCGCACGAAAAATGAGTAGTGCTCCATGAAGCGCTCGTAGCTGTCGCAGTTCGACAGATCGCGGTCGCTGCTGCTGTAGACGTACAAACCGCCCGCGCCTGAGCTGGCAAACGGAGGGCTGTAGACAGACAGGTGGATGGACGCGGCAGGCATAGCCTTCATCACCTCCATCGAGTCGCCGTTGTAAATGGCAAATTTGTCGGTAATCAGTTGGTCATTTACAGCCACGATGGAAGCTCCTGTTGTTTGGCAAAGTGCGACGCGCGGTCGATGGAAATTGCATCGTTCATCGCGGCGACAAGGTTGGTGAACATGCGGTCAGCCTGCTCGGCTTTCCGCTTTTGGTTGGCCATTACGGTTTTCTGGCCTTCGGTCGTAATCAAGTCAACGCGTACCGGAGACTGTTGACCAAATCGCCAGAACCGGCGAACCTTTTGGTAGTAGCCCTCGAACGAGTGCGACGGGAAATCCGTCATGTGTGCACAGTGCTGCCAGTTCATGCCCCAGCCTGCAATCTTTTGCTTGGTGACAAGCACGCGAATTTGGCCGTCAGAAAACGCGCCGAGCTTTTCTTCTTTGCTGTCGTCGCTGTCTTTGCCGCTGACCTGCACGGCATCGGGGATCAGCTTTTCCAACAGATCGCCCTCGTCGTTCAGGTCGCACCAGACCACGGCAGGCTTGCCGGTATCTGCCACCAGCGAAGCGGCCATTTCGCAGCGCTCTTGCAGCGTGCGGCGGCGCTCCTCGCGTTGCTCCTGTAGCCCGACAGCGGGCAGTGCAAACAGCATTCCGTCCGCAAGTGTTTTCGCTTCAACCATGTGCTCGACTTCAGTCAGCGGCGGCAGCACAAAACGGGAATCGTCAAAGCCAAGGTCTGATGGTTTGCGCACTGCGCGCGCCCACGAACACACCCACTGCCAAAACGGGCCTTCGGCGTGGCCTTTCAAACGCCACTTGATGACCTCGCCACGCATGCGACCGGATGCGCTGTTGTTCAGATCGTTCTTGAAAAAACGATTCAGCATGTCCATGTAGCCAAGATAGCCAAGCGCTTCGCTGGTCGTGCCGAGTTCGATAAAGTCGTTCGGCGCAGCGGTCGCCGTTGCCAACAGCCGATACTTCATCTTGCGCATGAATTGCGTGATTTCGGCCTTGCGCGCGCCATCGAACGATTTGAGGATGGAAGACTCGTCCCCGATGAAGCCGACAAAATCATTCGCGTCAAACAAGTGCAGCCGCTCGTAATTGGTGACGTGAATACCTGACGGTTTCAGTGAGCCGTCACGCGAGAGGTGCACGTCAATTCCGAACTTCTGCGCTTCGCGAACAATCTGCAAGGCAACCGCCAGCGGCGCCGCCAACAGAACGCGGCTATTCGTCATGCGCACGACGTTCTCGCCCCAGGTCAACTCTTGCACAGTCTTGCCGAGTCCACAATCTTCGAACAGCGCCGCGCGACCTTTGCGACACGCCCATTCGACCATCGCCGATTGAAAGTCAATCAGGAAATCGGGCATCCATAACGGACGAAAACCATAGTCGCCATCAAGCTGACTTTTTGTCAGCAAAAACTGATCGTACGCTCCCATACTCTCCCTTTGAGTAAAGCGGACGGCAAGAAGCCCCACAGCCGCGAAACCGTCCGCTTTTTGAGCAACCCTGCCGGGAGGGAACAAGGCCGCTCAAAAAGCCCCGTCG